CCATTACGACCCCGCCACCAAACGCCACGTTGCCGCCGGCGGCGTGACCATCCCCAATGCGGTCTATGACACCAGCGCCACCACGGCGGGCGACCTGGTTCAGGTCCGCGTTTCTCACCTGTAAGGGAGGGCCAAGACCCAATGACCGTTAAGCTGATCGACGCGCAGGCCGCCCTGACGTTCCTCACGAACCAGGCCGCCTACATCGAGCCTGAAGTCGAGAAGATCGAGTATCCGGAAGTTCAGTATCCGGACCTGATCCCCGTCGACTTCTCCGCCCCCGAGTGGACGAAGACCGTCACCTACTACTCTTCGGACGTGGTCGGTAAGGCGGACTGGTTCCACGCCAACGCCCGCGACGTTCCCCGCGCGGACGTCGACCGCCAGCGCTATGAGACCAACGTCGAAATGGCGGCCATCGGCTACGGCTATAACCTGGAGGAAATCTCCCAGGCGCAGCAAGCCGGCGTGGCCCTCACTTCGGACAAGGCCGAGGCGGCAAAGCAGGCCTATGAGTTCTTCACCGATGACGTCGCCCTGCGCGGCAACAACGACAAGAACTTCTTCGGCCTGATCGACTACCCGGGCGTGACCGCCGTCATGGCGGGCCAGAACGGCGCCGGGACCTCGACCCTGTGGCGCAACAAGACGCCCGATGAAATCCTCCTGGACTTCAACGACAACCTGACCGCCGTCTGGATTCTGTCCGGCATGACGGGCATGGCCGGCGACGTCCTGCTCCCGCCGGAGGATTACGCCTATCTGGTCTCCCGCCGGACCAGCGGCGAGAACAACGCTCCCTCGATCCTGAACTGGATCAGGGAGAACAACATCTACACGGCCCGGACCCGCCAGCCGCTCAACATCGAGCCGGTTCGCGGTCTGGAGACGGCCGGCCAGGGCGGTTCGGGCCGCATGGTGATCTATCGGAAGGACCCCAAGGTCCTGAAGATGCACGTCCCCATGCGTCACCGCTTCCTGGACCCGATGCGGACCGGCCCGCTGATCTATGAGGTCCCCGGCATCTTTCGCCTGGGCGGCCTGGACGTGAAGCGGCCGGTTTACGTCCGCTACGTCGACGGCATCTCCTAAGCCGGTCTCCGGGTTCCGGCCCGGGAGATGGAAGGCCCCCAGGGTTCGCCCCGGGGGCCTTTTTCGTGCCTGCTCGCCGGATCGCGGCCGATGCGCTATCGTCCGGCTCCCGAACCCCCTCGACGAAGGAGATCATCCGATGGGAAGGCGCGTATCCGTTACCAATCTGGCCCTTGGGCCTCGGGGCTGGCCCCAACTCGGCACGTCCGAACAAACCATTCTGAAACGCGGCGAGACCCAGACGCTCCAGGTTGCGGACAACATCTTCGAACTGCTCCAGCGGCTCTCGGCCGGCGACAAGCCCGAGGTCGAACTGGAGGACCTGGGCGAGATCGAGGACGCCAGCCTGACGGCCCGCGTGACCAGTATCGCATCCGTCCGGGCGTCGACCGATCCCAAGGGCCGCGAGGAGAAGGTGACGATCTCCGGCGAAGGCATCCAGGAAGCCGTCGACAAGGCCCTGGAGAGCGTGAAGGGCGACCTGGAGGCTCGCGACCAGACCATCGAGCGCCAGGCCGAAGAGATCGAGCGCCTGACGAAAGAACTCGAAGAGGCCGGCGCCGACGTCGAGGCCAAGACCTACACGGTCGGTCCGTTCGTCGAGAAGGTCCTGAAGGCGTTCGACATCCAAAACTTCTCGGACGTCCAGCTGGTCCTCGACGCCATCGAGGCGGCCTTCGAGCCCTTCGCGAAGTTCGACCCGGACGGCGACCTGAAGCCGGGCGGCGCGGCCGGTGCTGAAACGACCGGCCAGACCAGCGAAACCCAGACCCCGCCGGCCCCCGGGGGTGGTGCTGAAGGCGACAAGAAGGACCACTTCGACGACATGGACGACGCGGCCCTTCGGAAGTTCATCCTGGCCCAGACCGGGAAGGACCCCCATCCGAACGCCAAGCGCGAAACCCTCCTGAAGAAGGCCCGCGAGGCCGACACCGGGGAGGCCGTCTGATGACGTGCGCGCCTGACCAGAACAGCGACCTTCCGGTCGCCTACGCGGACCCCATCCAAGCGGCCCGCGAGAACCCGTCGGCTCCGATCAGCGAGCCCCAGGAGCAAGCGGACTGATGGCACGAACCCCCCCGACCCCGGCCGAGATGAAGGCGCGCTTCCCGAAGTTCGGCGCCGTCGATGATGCCGTCCTCCAGCAAGGTCTCGACGAAGCCGCGCGCGTCGTCGACGACAGCTGGCCCGAGGGCGACTTCGCGATGGGCCGAATGCTTTACGCGGCGCACACCCTGACGCTCGACGGGATCGGGGAGGGGACCGAGGCCCAGCTGAACGCGGAGGGTGTCGGGAACTTCCAGTCTATCAAGCTGGGCTCCCTGTCGCTCTCCCAGTTCGACAAGAGCGATGCATCCCGGACCGGGAACGCCTTCCTCGACGGTCTGAACTCGACGACCTACGGCCAGCGGTTCCTCGCCATCGCGGCGCGCTTCGACGGCGGGCCGGTGGTCGCCGGCGGTATCCCGGACGCCCTGACGCATCCGGACGCCCGAGACGTCCCGCGCCTGCCTGGTCTGGCGAGCGCCTGGCCGGGGAACGGCTGATGGGGCTCCTCGACGGCGGTCTCCAGCGCGTGGCCCTGGGCGCGTTCGGCGCCATCCTCCTGACGGGCAAGTTCCAGCGTCAGATCACCGCCCAGACCCGCGACGACCGGGGGCGGATCATCCAGGGCCAGCGACCGCCCGCCCTGGACTGCAAGGCGTTCTATGAGACCGTGACCGACCGGATGCGGTCGAACGGCTATGGGAACCGGGACGTCCAAGTCGTCATGCTCCAGCTGACCCCAGACGGCCAACCGATCCCCGAGCCCGTCGAGGGTGACGTGATCGCCCTGCGCGGCCAGACCCATAGGGTCGCCCAGCCTATCGCCCAGGACCCCGCGATGGCCGCCTGGACCTTCCGGGGGACGCCGGCGGATTCGACCGTCGAGCCCGAGGCCCAGCCCGAGGAACCCTGATGGCGAAGTTCACCGGCGCGAAGGCCCATAGTGCGCGCCTGGCCCGCATGGCCGGCTCCGAGATGAACGACGAAGTCTTCAAGGCGCTGTATGCGGCCGGGAACCGGATCGAGATCGCGGCCGAACTCTCGATCACCGCTGGTTCGGTATCCGGGAAGGGTCACGTCCCGTCCCAGCCTGGCGAGCCCCCGAACGCCGACACCCGCCTCCTGGACACCAGCATCGAGACGACCGGCGACCGGGCCGCAATGAAGGTCAAGGTGACGTCGAACGCCCCCTATTCGGCCGCCCTGGAGATGGGAACCTCGAAGATGGCCGCCCGCCCCTTCATGGGACCAGCCGCCCGGAAGGAACGTAGCGCCGCGACCGAACTCGTGAGAAAAGCAGTCTCCCGGGTTTCCAGAAAAGGAGTTTAGACCGTGACCAAGTGGGCTCGTATCGACAAAGACTGCACCGTGACAACCAAGCGCTCGCGCTCGGGGACGCCTCGGGGCGAGAAGGACTTCACCGCCGGACCTGATCCGGTTCCGGTGACGACCGCCCAGCTGGACGACATTGTCCGCCAGGGTGCCGGCGAGGAGGTTCCCGCGCCGTCCGACAAGGGGACCGACAAGTCCGGCCAGGTGGTCGACCGCAAGCCGGCCGAAACCCCCGCCGGCGATACGAAGACGAAGGCCTGATCCATGGCCGAGACCGATCACGGTCTCGCGCTGCGGGGCGGGGTCATCGCGAGACTGCTCGCGGACCCCGCCAACGCCGCCCGGGTGGCCGACCGCGTCTATGGGAAGGACGTCCCCAAGGGGACCGGCTGGCCTTTCCAGCGGGTCGAGATCGAAGACGCCCAGGCGGATGAAGCCTCGGGCTGGATCGGGGAGGACCGGACCTTCTACGTTAACGAGTTCGTCCGCCCGACCGATGCACTCCCAGACGCCGAGGCCGAGGCCTTCAAGGCGGCGAAACGCATCAAGAAGACCCTGGCGAAAGCCGTCCTGACGCTCGAACTCGAAGAGGGCGAAGAGGGGCCGGTTCCGGCCGTAATGGAACTGTTCTCGACGAATAGCATCGTCCGCATCGACGACGACGAACCGGGCGCATATCATGCGCGGGTCGAGTTCTCCGCGAAGACGGTCGAAGAGGCCTGATCCAAGGGGACTCGAAGCCCGCCGGATGCAATCCCGCCTCCGGCTTTCTTTGAGGACCCCATGGCAACTCAGGACACGACTAAGTTTGGCGACATCGCCCTTCTCTTCGGGGATGGCGCCACCCCCACGGAAGCCTTCGAAGGCATCTGCGGGATCACGACTCTGAACTGGAACATCACCACCAACGAGTCGACCGAAGACCTCCCGGACTGCGAGAACGACGACGAACCGGGCTTCATCAGCCCGACCATTACGGCCGTCGGTCAACAGGTCCAAATCCAGGGCTACGTCGACAAGGATCAGGCCGACGTCTTCTGGGACTGGGTCACGACGGGCGTTCGCCGGAACATCCGCATCGTCGATACGAAAGAGGGCTATCGCTATACCGGCCCGGCCGTCGTCTCGAACGACGAAAAGTCTTGGGAGCGCCGCCAGTCGGGCCGCTTCAATAAGACGATCCGCTTCACCGCGAAGCCGACCCGGACGGCTATCGCCTGATGCGTCCCCAGGCCGTCCCCCCCCGCGAAATCACCCTGCGCTTTGGCGACGGGTCCTATCTGTTTGCTCTCCCGGCCGCCCAGCTGGGGCAGCTTCAGACGAAGCGGGGGGTGACGGTCACTTACCCCGACGGCGGGGTCGCCACCCGGCCGAAACCGTTCGGCCAAATCTGGCGCGAACACACCATGGCCGAATATGATCCCCTGGATAGCCGAGAGATCGTCCTCCAGGCGTTGATCGGCGGCGCCCATGGGGAAACCGACGACGGCCGCGAGATCAAGGTCCTGGCGGTCAAGGCGGCCGACCTGGTGATGACGTATTTCGATCCCCTGCCGGCCGAAGAGCAATGGAAGTTCGCGACCTCGATCCTGATCGCCGTCGCCCAGGGCTTCACGCCTCCGGACGACAATGCCGGCGATGGCGAGGATGACGACCAGGGAAACGTCGAGGGGGCGGGGACGGCGGATATGTCGACCTCGCCCGTATCATCGGAGACGGCCTCACCTGTGGATTGAGCGTCGAGGATGCAAAGCGCCTGACCCTCTGGGAATGGGGCGCGATGGTCTGGGAGTTCAATCGACGCCAACCCAAGCCGGACAACGGCAAGCCCGGCGCCCCTGACGACGGCGCCAAACCCCCGACCGTCGAGGAGCAGGCCGCCCAGCGCCAGCGCCTCCGCGCCATCGCCCTACCGGACGAAAGGTTCTGATCCATGCCCGCCGTTGTGACCGACAAGGTCATCGTCGAACTCGAAGCCCGCCTGGGCCGGTATAACGCGGAGGTCCTGAACTCGCGGGGCGTCTTCGACCGATCGGTCGCCGGCATGGCCGCCGCCGCCGAACAATCGGAGCGCCGGATCGCGGCCGCCTCCTCGGGCATCCGGTCCGCCCTTCTGTCGACGACGGCCGTCCTGGCGGGCGCGGCCGGGGCGAACGGCATCCGCAAGCTGGCGGACGACTACACCGCCTATACGAACCAGCTGCGCGTCGCCGGCGTCGAGGGCGCGAACCTGGTCGTCGTGAACCAGTCGCTCTTCGAGATCGCCAACCGGAACGGCGTCGCGCTCAACACCCTGGGGACGCTCTATGGACGGGTCTCCCAGGCCGCGAAGGAACTCGGCGCCTCCCAGCAGGACGTCCTTCGGTTCACGTCGGGCGTCGCGGCGGCGGTCCGCGTCCAGGGCGGCGACCCGACCCAGTCGTCCGGCGCGCTCCTTCAGCTGTCCCAGGCGCTCGGAGGCGCCATCGTCCGGGCCGAAGAGTTCAACAGCGTGAACGAAGGGCTCCGGCCCGTCCTGGTCGCGGTGGCGAACGGGATCGACAAATACGGCGGCTCGGTCTCCAAGCTGCGGAACGACGTCATCGAGGGCAAGGTGACGTCCCAGGAGTTCTTCGAGGCCTTCCTGAAGGGGTCGGCCCAGCTGGAGAAACAGGCGAACCAATCGGTCCTCACGGTGGCCCAGTCGTTCACCGTCCTGCGGAACGCCGCCTCGGTCTATATCGGAACCGCGAACGAAGCCGTCGGGGCGACCCAGGCCTTCGGCGCCGGGATGAAGCTTCTCGCGGACAATCTGAACGTCGTCATCCCCGCGCTGGCCGTCCTGGCTATCGCGATGGGCGGCGCGGCGGCCGGGCGGGGCGTCGACGCGGCGGCCGGGCGGATCAGAGAGCAGATCACCGCCTCGAACGAACTCGCCCGCTCGACCCGCGAGGCGGCCGCCCAGGCCCAGGACGTGGCCCAGCGCCAGGCCCAGGCCTCCGCCGCCCGCGTGGCCGAACTCCAGGCCGAGGCGGCCCGCATCCGTCAGAACATCGCGCTCACGCAAGAACTGATGCGCGAAGAGACCCAGCGACGTAACCAGGCCGCCGCCAACGCGACCGCCGGGTTCGGCCGGATCAAGGTCGGCGCCGGGGCTGACAGCGCGGCCATCGACGGCGCGGCGGCCATCGCGGAGCGCGAAAGGATGCAACAGGGCTTGATCGCCTCCTCGCGCAGCCTCCAGGCGGTCGAGGCCTCGCTGAACGAAGAGGTCACGCGCAACGCCCTGCTGACTGACCGGGCGACCATCGCGGGCCGGGCCAACGCGGCGGCCATCGCAGCGACCAGCGTCGCG